TTCCCCATTCTATACGTATAGAATGGGGAAAAGGTGCATGCACCCATTACCCGATCCCCTGACATTATAATGCAAGGGACTGGGCTTAGGGTGTATGTATCATAGGATTGGTTATAAGGTGTATGCTATTGCAGGGCTTTGGGTGAATATAGGCGCGAGGGTATGTAGCTTGGTGTTAGGGCTTGCGGTGTATGTATCTAGGGTCTATAGTTGCTGCAGCGGTTAAGGGTGTATGACTTTTTCGAGGTGTAAATCATGGCGGCAAAGAAGGGCGTTAAAGGTGCAGACAAGGTGCTCGACGCGGCTCAGGAGCCGATCGAAGGCGCGGCCATCGATCAGCAGGAGCGCGCCAGCTTCGGCAACTATGGCGGCGCAACGCGCCAGAAAATCGAGCTGCAGCCATTGATCGACAAGCTGCTCGAGGACGTGCGCCGGATCGACGGCGACGAGAGCCTGAGCCGAAGCGAGAAAACGAAGCGTATCGGCCGCCTAGCCGACAGCCTCAAGGTCAAGCTGTACGAGGACAAACGCCGCAAAGAGGAGGACAAGCTCAGAGCCTCGAGCTACCGCCGCTATCTAACCACCGTTCGTAAGGCCGTCACCGCTCAGAACTGGCGGCACCACGGGCTCGAGGCTGCCGTGCATAGCCTTGTCAAGCATCACCCGCGCTACGCCGAGCAGCTCAACGACATGGCGGCGATGACCGACATTACTAGCCTGCGCCTGGCGCACCGCGACCTGCTGGCGCTGGCCCGTCAGCAGCGCGACGACTCCGCGTTCGAGGCGTTCAAGGCGATGAAACTCGATCACGAGATCATGCGGCACCTGACACTGCCAGCCGCCACTAAAGCGCAGCTGGCCACCACCGCCGTCGAAACGCTCGAGGTTCGGGCGACCAACACTATCGAGATCAACTATCACTGGATGATTGAGACGATCCACGACCTTTTGACTAAGGCTGAAATGCGCAGCGACGGAGTCGCGGCGCAGAATTTTTCCTCGCTGGCGCTGGGCCTGGCACTGGCCACCGGCCGCCGCGAGATCGAGATCCTAAAGCTCGCTCGCTTCAAAAAGGTCGGCGAGTTTGAGCTCGAATTCAGCGGCCAGGCAAAGCGTCGGGGCGGCGTCGACTTCTCCGAGAGTTACAACATTTACACCCTGATCAGCGCCGACCTGGTGCTCGAGGCCTTCGCGAAAATGCGAGCTATGCCCGAGGTCCTCGAGCTGCAGCACCTGGACAACACCGAAGTAAATCGCCGCGTCGCAAAAACGCTTAATACCGTGGCCAAGCGGGTTTTCGACAGCAACGAGCGCGTGTTTAAAGACAGCCGCGCGCTGTGGGCTCGGGTGGTTTTTGAGCTGCATTTCAACCGCGACGCGCGCTGGAAAACAGTCAATGAAACGGTGTTCTGGCGCGAAATGCTGGGCCATGAGGACATGGATACGCAGGAGAGTTACAAGGCGTTCAAGATCAGCTATGCGACCGAGGCAACGGATCAGCCAGACAGTAAATACGCGAGCCGCCTCGAGGCGCTGACCGCCCTGGACGAGCACGAAGAAATCGCCGGGCGCGAGGCAATGCGGAAAATTCACACTTGGGTAAAGGGGGCAATCGAGGCTGCGCCTGGCGTCGTGATCTCGCAGAAAGCGATCGCCACGAATGTGGGCAGCTATCGGCCAGTGATCAAAGAATATTTGAAGCTGGCCAGCGAGGCCCTGGCCACTCCGAACCGCCCAGCCCGAGCGGTTGCGCCGGTCGTACCGGCAGAAGTGGCGAATGCTAAGCCGAGGATCTCACTCGTTGAAAACGACGGCCAGTGGACCGCTGTCGCTAAGCTGAACGGCGTAGAGATCGCCAGACGCACGGGTGACAGCAGGGAGTCGGCTTATAACGCGCTGCTGGCGCAGGGCAGTGAGACAACTCGCGGCTGAGACGGCACTAGCTCAAGACCAACACCGGCCGGGGCCAAGTGCCCCGGCTGCGCTGCCTGATTCTCCCCTTCCCGCATTACCGACTCCGCGTCGTCGATACATTCGAGAGCTGCGGCGATCATGTCGAGCAGCTCCCCCCTCGTTGCTTCCATTCCGGCCTTCGTGGCCATACTGAGCGCCGACCTGGCGCGGCTTAGCTTGGCGGACGCTTTGTCCATTTTTTCCTGGCACTGCAAGGTGATTCCCTCCCCTCGTATTAAAAAGCCACTACTGTACTTTTATACAGTATAGCTCGCTTCTGGCTTGAGTAGTTTTGCCGCGTAACCAAGCGTCCACTTGGCGTGATCCATGTCGACCCCTGGCTCAGCAAGCCGCAACGCGATGTCAGGGCTCAATGCCCCGAGCAACCTTGTAAGCGAAGTGCCGTGGGGGAGCTCGCAAAGCGAAGCAACAGCAAAGAGTCTCTCAGCAACATTCAAGGGATACTTTAGATCTGTGCTTACACCCTCATACTGCAAAGTGTCCCTGTGCTGCTCAATCAAGCCAGGCCGGGTCGCTGCGGGCTCCTCAGGGGCCAGCAGCGGCTGGTGCGTCGCTTCATGGTCATGGGTGGTCAGGGAGTGGACGTTTTTAGCTGCACGGCGCCATACATAGGCCATCACGAACCGCCAATTATCCATGTTGAGCGCGTAAACGTTCTGTCCGTTCGTCTTACGCTTCAAAGTAGTCATGCCGAGGCGCTCTAGAATCGACTTCACAAGGGTAGTGGCGCATACCTTCGAGGCCAGGGTCGGGACGTAGCGTCCGAGCTTGAGGGTGTTGTACAGGTCCAGCGTGTCCTGGTCGGATTTGACCAGGTCGAGCACCGTGCGGCACTGGTCGCTGCTGAACTGGCCGAGGCCTGTCGTCCGATCGATGGTGAGAATCTCAAAAATATTGACCAGAAAGGCCCGTGGTGACGCCTTGAAGCGATGCTGGGTCAGAACCACACGCGCCTTACGCTGTGCGAGGTCATAGGCCTTAGCCTGCGCCTCAGAGGCCTGCAGCAGCTCGAGCGCCACTACCTTGGCAATGCCGCGATTGTCATAGAACGAAACGTCGTCAGGGGTGATCAGGTCAACGCACAGCTGATTCTCGATGTGGAAGCGGTCGACCTGGGCGCTTTCGGCCTCGCTGCGCACTTCCAGGCGGTTGAGCTTGAGAAACTCCTCCTCGGTCGGCGTGGTGACGCTGTCGATCAGATCCATACGCTTAGAGAAAACGAGCTCGCCCGCGAACTTGCGGTTTTCCCGCGAGGCGTCTGTTAGCGCCTCCTCGTTGCCGTTCAAGTCCAGGCGCTGCACCTGGTAGCCTTCGGCCTGCAGCATCAAAAGCAGATTATTAGCGAAGCTGTTCCGCGCTCTGTTTTCCAGGGCGACGGTCGTCAGATACATTTTATCGAAAGCGGTTTTCTTGCGAGTGACGCGGTACTCCTCGGGAGTGTCCTCGATCTTGCAGATCAACCCCTCGGCGACCAGCATCCCGCGATACATGACGTCAGAACTGGTTTCGCGCTGTGCAGACGAGTGACCAATGCCGACTATGTACTGCCGTGCTGAGCGATCGCGGCGCAGCATCTGCAGGGCGTCAGATGGGCCGACAGTGTTACCGCTGAAAAGCCCAAAATGGCACTCGAAATGACGCTTTTTCATCGACACGCCCGAACTGATCGCGGGCGAGTAGATCAACACGTCGTACTTGAGCGCCTCGTCGTTCGGATTGCTTAAAAAGGCCTCGACGTCGGGGTCGGCCTTGCTGTCGGCGTGTACCAGGAGCATGCGAACTGCCGGAATTTCGCCGTTTTCGACCTTATCCTCGATCAGGGCGGCCATTTTCTTGGCGCTCTCGGCCGAGTCGTTGGCCACCAGGACGCGACGCCCTGCGCAAATCTGATCGACCGCCAGTTGCCAGACGCTCTCGTCGTCGCCGTGGTCGACGCGGATCTGCTGATTTTGGCCGACGACTTCGATAACGGTGATCGGTTGACCAGGGCGAGCCAGTTCGCAGAACTCGATCACAGTGTCGTTTGCGTCGGCGTCGCACAGCAGCACGCGGGTAGCCGAGGCGACAGCCTCAATGAGGGAATCCATCACGCGCACGCGGCCATCAACCGGCCCGGTCGTGGTGTGGCGGATGACCTGGCTCGCTTCGTCGATGCACAGCGTTTCAAGGGTGGTAAACCAGCTGCGCTCCTCGGAGTTGTAAAACTTCGGCGCGGTCAGGCTGTTGACGCAGCAAGCCAGGTGCGAAACGTAGGGCATTTGCCAGGCGGCCACCTGCTGATAATGCTCGACCCGGGCCTCGGACTGATTGCCGCTTGGGTCCAGGTTAAGGCGTGCGGCCGCGTCGTCCAGGAGCGAGACGCGATGCGCGACATAGGCGCCCTTTGTCGAGGCCTGCAGCACTGGAGCGATCAGCTCCTCGGTTTTGCCCGACCCCATCGGGGCGCGAATAATGATCATCCCCTCGAGACTGCCGATCAGGTCAGCCAGGTGGCCAGGCACCATAGGCCCGCCGTGGACCGGGTGAGGCACGGCCGCGACGGGGATGTATTGGACGTGGGAACGGGCCAGGGCAGCAGGGGAAAAGCTGCGCAGCTGTTGGGCTTGACTGAGCTTCTGGCGGTCGATCCATTGCGCCAGGCTGCGCAGTTTCGGGCGCAGTGCCTCGGGGGCGCTGGCGGGCAGCTGCTCGAGCACGCGGCGCGCTACTTCTGCAGTGTCGTACTTGATTGGCACCAGGAGCATTCCGGCATTGATTGCCGACTTCGCCGCCTTCTCGGCAAAGCGGCCGCTGTAGGCGACGCGCTGCAGGCAGTAGCTAAACCAGTCTTTCTCGGCGCGCAGCACGTTCTCGCGGGCGTGCAGGGCTTTGGCCGTGGCTTTCAGGCCATACAAGACGTGAAAGTCGTTCCAGTCAGTCGGCCCCTTGCCGGTTGCCTTTGCCTGGGCGATCTCCTCCTCGGTCATGTCGAATTTAGGGACTATGCCGGGGTGCTTGTGCTCGCGGTGGATCTCGAGCGCAGCCAGAAAGCCCGCGTTGCCCGTTGGTTTCCATTGGTCGTTGTCGACGCCGTTGAAAAAGCGCCAGGCCGGGTAATGCTTGGCGTAAACCTGCAGGACCTTGACCAGGTTGTCGACGTTGAACGTCACGACTACCGCGACGTTTCGTTTTGCTTCCAGCTCGGCCAGGTAAACGCTGGCGCCGGTAGCGAAGCCTTCAACGGCAAAGCGAACGTCTGCCGTTTCCAGGTCGCCGAAAATACAGTGGGCGCCGTCCATCTTGACGCCGGTCCCCTGCAGTTTTTTGTCTTCATACAGGCGCTGCAGGCCGAGGAAGTTACCTTGAATGTCGTACAGGGGAACGCCAGTGAAAACACCGTGACGGTCACGCATTCGTTTCATTTCAAAGCGTGACGCGACGTCGGAAATCTGTTTTTTTACCAGGTAAGGCGCGGTGCCGTCCTCAGTACCGAGGACCTCTACAAAGCCCTTGCCGATATAGGTCGCGCTGCCTTTGCCCTCATACTCGAACTCGCAACGCTCGCCGGTCAGCCAGGCGCGCTCGAACGCCATCCGCTCCTTGTGGACACGCTCTGCGGAAATAGCCGCTTCGGCCGCTTCGGCCTGCAGGCGGCTTTCACGCTCAGCACGGCGGGCCTCTTGTTTGGCCAGCCATTGGCGATCGCGCTCGCTGGATTCGATACCGTGCTCGCGCTTGTAGAGGTCGAGCAGTGCCGTGAAGCCCGACCAGGTAGAGGCGCCGGTCACGTTGTTGCTGAACGTCAGGAACGGGTATTGAATCTCGGCCAGGGCGGGCCGGGTATCTGTGGCGGGCTTTGCGTCGGTTTTCTTGAGTTCGCCCCATACCATCAGCTTGCCGGTGTAACGGGCATCTGTGGCGACGATCTTTGCTTTTGAGTAGGTTTTGAGGCGCTGGCCGTTTAGACGAACCTGGTCACTGACTGACGACCATTTTACGAAGGCGTCAGCGGCCGCTGCGGCAATATCCGCATCAAAATAGGTGAGCAGGTTGTAAGGGTCGGAGCTGAAACGCTCCTGATAAAAGGCCCCTAGCCCGTCTGTCCGTTGTACGTTTGTCATTTTGTCCCTTTGGTCAAAAGTACAAAGGTGAAAAAGTACAAACGATTGACGCGGGGTGACACGGGCCTAAACTGAGCACTGAACGGCACGTTCAAGTGTTAAGTCAGTTACCTGCCCGCTAAAACAGATAACCGATTTTGCTCAGTAAGACACCGTAGTGGTGTGCGTCTATCGCGAAGGCCGGGGGGTTGCTAAAGCCCCCCGGCCTTTGTCCTTTCTGACCTTTGAAAAAAAATAGCTCGTTAGCGGGTAGCCCCACTACTTTACGTCGTCCACTCTATATTTAGAAGACTGACGCGCTCTTTTTATAGAACCCCTCCTTTATCGAACGTCGCGCGGACCCCCACGACGACGCCGATCACCTCGAATGTATCACCCACTTGCTGCATGGGAAACTGCGGATTCAGTGCGCGCAGGTAGTACGCCGAACCGTCCAGGGTCAGTTTTTTGAAGACAGGTGCTGCAGGCTCGCCGAGATGCCCGACTATGCAGTCATTCGCCACGGCTTTACGGCCGGGGTCGACAAAGATGGTGTAGCCCGCTGGAAAGCTGATCCCGCTGGGGGCTTGCATACCCTCGTCGCGCACGGTCATTGCGAAGGTTCTACCTGCCGGTGACTCTGGCGGCATGATCCAAGCCGTACCAGCTGGAAGCCGCCTAGGATCAGGGTTTCGCCCCCATTCAGCGGCTAAATTCCATGGGATAACGGGCACGCGCTGCGCGTGCTCGCTGGGGGCCGAAAAGCCTTTCGGGTCGGCCGCCTCTTTAAGCAAAACATCGATCGTTGTTCCGAGACCTTTTGCCAGGGCGTCGGCGACATAGACGCTAGGCGCCACGTCCTTAGTTTCTAGGGTCGCTAAGTGCCCGGTAGACATCTCGATATGCGAGGCATCGATCAGGCGCTGCAGTGACCATCCAAGGGCTTGCCGCCGCGTCCGTATTGCGGTGCCGATTGTGTAGTCGCGTTGCATGGTTCCATCTCCTCTAACCGCAATTATTGTCCCTTCTAGATGCGCAGCGGCACCACTCGTTATATAGGAATTTAGTTGCATTTTTTCTCGATATATAGAGAATGTAGGCATAGCGACATGCGACCGACATTTCAGGGAAAAGTGCTATGACTACGCGGACGGAAAGGGATGTGGTTGTTGATCAGACTAGCCGATGGTTTGCCCATTCGGAGTGGTCGCTCGAGCGTTTCGCCAGCGAGCGCCTGGCGGTCGCCCTTTCCGCTGCTGGCTTGATCGAGGAGCTCGAGGAGCCTGCAGACGTCGAGACGTATCAGAAAGCCCGTAAAGCCTGGTCGCAGCGCGTAGCAAGAATTTTCCACGCTACGCAGCCTTTCCCGCTCGAATGGAAATGGGTTTGGCTTTCCTGCCTGCCCGAGGACTACCAGCGGTCGGCTCGCTCCGAGCTCCTGGCGATGGCCGGTTGCTTCGACGTGAGGATTCCTGAGTTAGTCGGAGTGGTGGGCGTGCCTGCTGCTCGGGCGCAGCTCGGCCAGGTGACGCAGGCTATCGGCGAGTTCCTGGCGGCCAGCGCCCCGGCGCATGACGGCGTGTACGACAATACCGACAGCCCCGAAGACATCGACCGGATGCTGATAGAAGGCACCGAAGCCATTTCGGCAATGTTTAACGAGCTGGTAGCGCTCTCGACCGGCACCGGCCGCCCGCTGCCGCTGCTGCTGCTGGCCAACCTCAAGGGCGAGCCGCTATGAGTGCCGCCCTGCGCCTGGTCAGCTCGATAGCGACGTCTGACGTCATTCCGACGGATAAAGAGGTGTTGGCCGAGCGTTTCACCGCTGTTCCTGGTGAGTCGAAAGCCGACAAGATCAAGCGTCAGAACCGCGAGCGTCAGCAGAAAAAACGCCTGCGCGAGGCCAAGGCAAAATTAAACGCCGAGGCGTTCCACCTTCCTGCGATGACCTTCTACGGCGGCACCGTGCAGGCCCTGATCGACGTCTGCAAGGCGGGCGGGTTCGAGGAATCGGCCGAGGCGCTGACCCTGTTGGCGCATGGCTCCTCGAGCCTGGCCAAGAATGACCCCGAGGCTTTCGCCGCGCTCTTTGCGCCGGTCCTCGCCGCCCTGGCGATCGCCGGGGCCGATCTGGCAAAGCGTGACCGTCACGCTTTCGAGCTGTTGACCGCTCCCCCGTCACGCAAAGGGGAGCCGGAATGAGGCCTATTCGTTTGTTTACCGTCGTCGGCGGCCAGTCTGTCCTGGTGCTCGATATGCCGCGTCGCCAGGGGCTTTCCGAGGCTCGGGTCGTGGTCAAGGCCTCGACGCGAAGCAAGACCCATAACTTCTATTTCAACGAGCCCGCCGAGTGCGCGGCGTTCGTGCAGTCGTTTGATCAGCGGCAAGCAGGCTTTGCCGTCGCTCGCCTGCTCAGCCAGAAAGGTGAGGCCCGTGCTCAGTGATGTTTCAGGCGGCCTCGAGCTGCGCCAAGACGACGCGATCGCTCGCGCCCTGATGGCCGAGGATGCGCTGCAGGCTGGCCGCCTTCTTGGTCAGTTCTGCCTGTGCTGCGGTGTTGCGGTTGGTGCCGTGCGCCTGGCGATGTTCCCGCGCACGACTCGCTGCTCGATCTGTGCGGGCTCCAAGCTGCTGGCAAGGGGTCATTGACATGACGGCCCGACAATCATTTTCGCTTGAGATTCGCCACGCATTCCCCCCGGTTGACGATCTTTCGTGCTGGGTGCTGCTGCCTGGCCCGTGTTCACGCCCGGTCGTCACCAGGCGTAGCAAGGCCCCTGCCGGGCCTATTGCTCAGGACCTGGTATGGCTGCGCGAGTGGCTGTTGTTCGCCTACCTGGCGCCTACCGACTACCGCGAGACGGATCGCCCGGCCGAGCCTGACGGCGTCGGCGTGATCGAGACGGCCCGTCTGCGCGACGCCTTCCCGCGCCACCGCGCCAACGACCTGGCCGAGTGCCTGCTCGATGGTGACGACGAAGCAAAACGACTGCCCTTTGACTACGTGGCCAGCCTGGCCAGGGATACCACTCGAGTGACCTGCAGCGAGACGCGGAAAAAGAAAAAAAGCGCCATTCCGCTGGGTCCGACGGCGTTCGAGGACGCGCACCTGGTGCGCACCGTGGCCACGCTTGCGCCTGAGCTGAGCCGCTGGATCCGCTACGCCTACGCCGATTCGTTGGTGTGGGACGACGAGGCCGGTTGCGTGGTGACGCTGTGGGCTCGAGTGGCTCCCCAGCTGGGGAAAATGCAAGGCAAGACCCTGCAGCGGGCCAAGGGCCTGGCGCACCTGGCTGTGCAGCATCACAAACACCTGAAAAACGCCGGGCAAAGCCGGTACGACGGTCCGGCTCTGGCGCTGCTCCTGGGCGTCAGCGACGTGAACTATCGCCAGCACTGGCGGGCACGCTGGGACGCTATGCAAAGCGTCCTGGACAAACTCGACGCCGGGGCGCTCGAGGCGCTCTGGAAACAGCTTTAACCAACCAAAAACCAAGAGGGAAACACTATGTTCGGCATCGGCAAAAAGATTTTCGGCGCAAAGCGTGCAGTCAAGAAGCTGGAAAACCGCGACCTGATGCAGGCCATCGTCGGTGGTTGCCTGTTGGTGGCTGCAGCAGACGGTGAGATCAGCAAAAACGAAGCCGCGCAGATCGATATCCAGATCCGCGCTAACAAGGCCCTGGAGCATTTCGGCTCTGAGATCACCAGCACCGTAAACCTGTTCACTGAGCAGCTGCAGGCCGGTTTCCGCCTGGGCCGCATGAACATCCTGCGCGAGATCCGCGACATCAAAAACAACCCGGCTGACGCCGAGGAGGTTTTCGTCAACATGCTGACCGTGGCCGAAGGCGACGGGAATATCAGCCCCGAAGAAATGAAGGTCCTCGCCGAGATCGGCGTCGAGCTGGGCCTGCGCCTGAAAGACTTCGGCATCGACGCTTGAGTCGGCTCTCTCCTTTGCGTCGCTGGGCAGCCTTCGGGCTGGCCGGTGGCGTGGTCCTGGTCGACTCGGCGAGTCGGCTCCTTTCGATGTGTGCTGACCTGGTGATCGTCGCCCTGCTGCTGGCGGTCGTGATGGTTGGCAAAAAGTAGGGGTAGATCATGCTCGGATTCTTCAAACGTCGCCGCCTGGCTCGCGAGGCAAAGGTCGCTGCTGCCCGCCAGCGAATGCGGGAGCTTGCTGCAGCGCCTGTGCCTGGCACTACTCAGCTGTTGCCGCCTGGCCGATCGGTAGGTCGATCTGCCTCGAGCGGCTCGAGTAGCCCCCCTATTTTGGCTATGCACGATCCGTTGCACTCGCTCAACCCACTGAACCCGCTGTCGCCTTTGAGCGTGTACAGTCAGGTGGACTCCTACGCGGCGCCGCGCTCTGAGCCTGAGCCGGTGCGCAGTCACTGCACGCCGTCCGTCTCGGATGACTCCTGGAGTCGCTCGAGCTCGAGCGGTTCCGACTACGGCTGCAGCAGCTCGAGCTATGACTCTGGCAGCTCCAGCAGCTCAGACTCGAGCAGTAGCTCGAGCAGCTCTGACTCGTCGAGCTACTGACTGTGACCGCCCCCGCCTGCCTGCACTGCGCCGCCGCTCCTGAGCGTCGGCACCAGGAGAGCACCGGCCTGATCATGTGGATCTGTCCGGTCTGTAACAACCGGGGCGACGCCCATCCGGTTGAGGCGAGGGCGCTTGCGACCTGGCACCTGGTCAACGATCCCGAGTTTCCGCTGCATACGTGCAAGGGCCAGGGCGTTGCCCGGTTCTTCACCCGGGGCGGCAAGTGGGGCGCGCGGTGCGCCTGCTGTGACTTTGTGACCGAGGGTTTAGCCACCATTGAAGGCGCGCGGGCCAGTTGGGCTCGCGCCTGAGGTAACTATGAAACAGATGCTGATGATCACCGGCTGCAGCAATAGCTCGTTCTGGTATGCCGGTAAGGTTGGTGCCGTGGTTGATTACCTCGGCTTAGATAGGGACGAGTACATTACTCGCGAGCCGTCAGGCTTCGTGAACATTGTTAAATTCGGTGATGCTGAGCTCGTAGACGTTGTCCCGTCCGCTCCTACTTGTGCGCCTGTTGTGAGTGCTGAGGCAGTGATCTACAGGATATCTCTCGACGTTGCGTTTAATAAGCATGGTCAGCTCGATCAGGCTATTACTACGCTTCTCGAACGCGAAGCTTTCTCGCGTTTGCGCGATATGCTCATCTATCGCAAGATCGACGCTGTGGTCGTTCTCCGCTAGGCCAAAAGGCCAGAAGGCCAAAGGTACAAAAGTGAAAAGTCTCCAAGAATCAAGATCGGCGCAGGAATGGGCAGAGGGGTACAGGCATCGACTGCCGCCCCTTCTGGCTCGCCGCCTTCCGCCTGGGCCTGGCTGGCTGGATGACGACACGCCCTGCGCCTGTGAGTCTGTAAAGCTAATGCAGCTCGGGCGGACTCTGTCGAGTCACCGCATTGAGCAGCTGATCTCGAGGCTGCTAAACAGAGGCGGCCTTTGTACCTTTGACCCTTGGGACAAAAGTACAAACGGCCAATAGTGAAAAAGTGAAAAAGACCCTTGCAAAAGTAACGCAAAAAAGGGTACTTTAACCACTCTGCGATACATACGACAAAAGCCCGCCACCTGAGCGGGCTTTTGCGTTTCTGACGTTCGCAAATCATGAGGGGTGCAACCCCTTGGCAGGTCTAGGCCTGCACATCCAAGCCCCGCCACTGAGCGGGGTTTTCTATTTCAGGACGCCGCTTGTGGAAGACGAAAAGCTCTCGCTGCTCAGCCTGGCCAAGGTTGAGGGAGCGAAGGTCGCGCCCATGGGCGGCGGCCTATTGATTTACGGCCTGACCTATCAGGAGTGGACGATTCGCCTGATGGCGATTTATGCCGCTTACCTGGTGATCGACAGTGTTGGTCGCCGCTGGGTCTGGCCCATCGTTAAGTTTGCTTGGTCGCGGCTTCGCAAGAACGGCCAGGAGCCAGGGGGCCAGCAATGAACCTCATGCAACGCATTGTCGCGGCCGTGTCGCTGTCGCTGGCTGCTGCCGGGTTCACGGTGAGTCAGACGGGCATACCGGCGCCTGTTGAGCGTGCGGCGATCCTCGCCGGGCTCATGGTGCTGACGCCGGAAATGGAAGGGACGCGATTCAAGGCGTACCCGGACACTGGCGGCGTGTGGACCATCTGCACGGGTCACACGGGCGGCGTGAAGCGCGGCGACGTGGCCACGCCCCCGGAATGCTCCGCGTACCTGCAGAGCGACCTCGGGAGCTCTGTCGACTACGCGCAATCGAGATCCGGCCCGGTGGGCCTGTTCTGCAAAATCGCGATCGCCGATATGCACTACAACGTCGGGCACGGGGCGGTGGCCAAGTCCACGCTTTTGCGCCTGGCCAACGCAGGCGACCAGCGGGGGGCCGCTGAGCAGTTCGGCCGGTGGGTGTACGTCGGCGGCAAAGACTGCCGCGTCGCGGCCAATGACTGCGGCGGGATTCCGGTCCGTCGCGCAATACAGCGCGAGCTGTGCATGGTGGGTCTATGAGTCGTATCTACGGTTTGGCCGGGCTCGCCCTGGTCGCCGCGCTGCTGGTCGGCCTCGGCTGGCTTGGCGGCGTAAATCACGAGCAAGGCAACGCGGCGCAGGTCGCCCGCGACCAGTTGGCCAAGGCTTTCGAGCAGGGCCAGGAGCTGGGCACGGTGCGCGATCGCGTCGTCACTGAATACGTCGACCGCGTCCAGGTGATCAAGGAACGCGGCGCCACGCTGATTAAAGAGGTCCCGGTTTATGTCTCTGCAAAGGCTGATGCTGCCTGCACTGTTAATGCTGGCTTTGTTCGGCTGCACGACGCAGCCGCCAAGTCTCTGCCAGCCCCTGAACCTGCCGGGGACGCTGATGCAGCCCCCTCAGGGGTTGCGCTCTCTGCCGTCGCCGCAACAACCGCCGAAAACTACACAACCTGTAACGCCAACGCTGAGCGGCTGAGCAAGTTGCAGACGCTGCTCCTGGAATACCAGGCGCGGGCCTACGGCGGCCAGGCGCCTCCCTGACGGGCGGTGTGGGGAAACAAGTACGGCCCGTTATACCAATTGGGGTAACGCCCTATTAACCAGCTTGGAACCGTTTCTATGAGCAACGCTGAATCGCTCGAGCAGCAAATCGTCGCGCTGGGCCTGACCGCCCCGCGCATCACGCCTGAACAGGTCGACGCCCTGGTCGAGCAGCTGAACTTTCACACTTCTGTGATTCCAGGCACGACCACGACTCTGGCCTCGGCGCTCAACCCGTCCGGGTTCGAGATCGTGACCGCGAGCGCGGGTTGCGTCAGCCCTGAAAACTTCAACGAGGCGATAGGTCGCAATCATGCGATCGCCAAGGCCAAGGCTGCGGCACGCAATGAGCTGTGGCGGCTCGAGGGTTATCGCTTGAAGCAGAATCTGTTCGAGGCTTCAAAGGTTGGCTTGATCGCCGGGCTCGAGGTCTATCAGCACGAGAGCATGCCTGACGACGTGATGTTCGTCGGTGATCTGGCTGCAGGAATTTGTGCGGTCGCAATCAAAGTGGGCGGCGGCCAATGATCGGCGCGGCCGACCACTGCCGAAATCGCACCATAATGGTGCGCCGGGCCTTTTGGGTCCTCCCCCAGGCCCTCCCCCTTCACGGGGCGTAACACCCCGGCCCTCGCGCGTGTCACTTCTCGCGTGTCGGGTCCTTACTTCCGAACCTGAGGCCTCCCGCCCTGCATCGCCAGCCTGACCGCTCGGCCAGGTGCGACGTGGCCTCAACCTAATTTTCCGAGTGTCAAAAGGACAAAGGTCACAAAGGACCTTTGTACCTTTGGACATTTTCACCTTTTACCTTTGGTCCTTTCTCTCATGGGCAAGACGATCAGCAAAAAAGACTTGGCCGATCTCCTGGGCAAGTCGCCGCGCTGGATCTCGAAGCTGATCGAGGAGGGCCTGCCAACTTCTGGCGGTGGCGGTCGTGGTGTCGAGGTTCACATCGATAGTCAGGCCGCGATTGAGTGGCTGATCCTGCGCGAAGTTCGCCGAGAAATGGGCGACGAAGGCGAGGACGAGGAGGGGGTGAGCTCGGCCTCGACTGAGGATCGGCTGCTCAAGCGAGCTCGGCGCGAAAAGCTGCAGCTCGAAATCGACCAGGTGCGCGGGCGACTGATCCCGAACGAAACCTTTGTCGCTCTAAACACAAGCATTGCGGCGGTATACGCGACTCAACTCGACGCGCTTCCGAGCCGCTGCTCTGCAGACCTGGCGATTATCGATGATCCCGCACTCATTCGAGCTCGACTATTTGAAGAAACGCGGCGTATCCGAAAGGCTACAGCCGACCGTCTCGAACTGCGATCACAAGAGCTCTCTACGGACGTTGATCGCATCGATTCACTATGTGGCGACGCTGGTACAGGCGCCGCCGCCGAGGACCTCTGACGAATGGGCGCGAGACAAGCGGATTATGCCGCCGAGCTCGCCGCGTCCTGGTCCGTTCAATCCTGACGTAAATCCGTACATGCGCCCGGTTGCCTGGGCGACTGCGCAGCCTTGCTTTGACCGTATTAGCTTCATTACGGCCACGCAGATGGGCAAATCGGTAACGATGGAAAACATCATTGGCCATCGCCTCGACGAGGATCCGACGCCGATCATGTACATCGCGCCGACCGCGCCGCTGTTGAAAGACGCCGTGGTCCCGAAGTTCGACGACATGATCGCCGAATGCGCGTCGCTGACAGCCAAGCTCGACGCCCGCCGCTCCTCGACATTCGTGAAGTGGATCGCCGGTACAAAGCTGCGGTTTGTGTGGGCCGGATCACCGTCGGGCCTGGCTGCAGACTCGGCGGGTATGATCCTGGTCGACGAAGTTGATCGGATCGTCAACACGGGCGAAGGCTCGACAGTCAGCCTTGTGGAGCGTCGCGGCGACGCCTACGACGGGTCGAAAATTCTCTACACGGCCACGCCAACGCATGGCCGAGTAAGCAAGCGAAAGAACGAAAAGTCGGGCCTGTGGCATTGGGATGTCGCCTCTATCAAGGCGCTGGGCTCGGCGATCTGGAAACTCTGGCAATCCGGCACCCGCCACGAGTGGGCCGTGCCGTGTCCTGAGTGTGGCGAGTATTTTATTCCCTGGTCGGGGCTGCTCTGGTGGCCTGGCAAGGGTAGCGAGAAGGAATGCACCCCGGACGAAGCTCAGCGCGGCGCCCGGTTGACCTGCGCGAGCAATGGCTGCCAGATCGAGAGCAAGTATCGCCCCTGGATGAATGAGCGCGGCCGCCCTGTTGCACCTGGTCAATCGATCAGTCGTGACGGCGTGGTGAGCGGGGTTTCCGAGACAGAAGGGTCGACCCACTTCACCTATGCGGTGTCGGGGCTCTGCTCGTTCTCCTCGAAAAAGACCTATGGATCGCTGGCAAAGGATCTGCTCGCGGCGATTCAGGGCGGCGACCCTGCCGACCTGCTGGCCGTCTATAACACGGGCTTTGGCGAGTGCTATTCGCAAGCCGGTGACGTGCCGACCTGGGAACAGGTTCGCGCTATGTGCTGGGGTTACGCTGCGGGGCAGCTGCTGCTCGAGCCGTTGCGGATCTACTGCACGGTTGACGTGCAGAAAAACCGGCTGGTTTACGTCATTCGTGCCTGGTATGCGGGCCTTGGCTCGATGCTCCTGGAGCACGGCGAGTTGTGGGGGGAGACGGACCAGGACGCCGTATGGGACCAGCTCAGCGAGCTGATCGATACGGAATACGACGACAACCCGATCAGCACGACCGGCATCGACATTGGTTATCGCGATGACCAGGTATACAAGTTCATCAACGACCACAAAAACAAGGCGATCGCCTTACGTGGCCGTCCTCGCCTGGATAAGCCTTACCGAAAAGAGATGGTAGAAGTCGACCGCAAGGGTAAGACGCGGAAACGCGGCGACGCTCGCTGGGCGTTCGACTCGCCATTCGCGAAACGCTGGGTTCATAGCCGTTTCGCGCGGCCTGATACGCGCCCTGGTTGGTGGTTATTGCACCAGCAAGTCACCGAAGACTATTGCAAACAGATAGTCGGCGAGGAGTGGCGCGAGTCCGAGGGGGCGTTTCACCAGGTCGGCGAAAACCATTACCTCGACTGCGAGGCGATGCAATACATCATGGCCCTGCGCGACAAGCTGCAGCGGCGCAATACCGGCGCGCTGACTCGGGCCGAGCTCTCTACCGCGATTCACGCGGGGCCACCGGCCGAGGAGGGCGCCGAGCCTTCGGCGCCGGTCGTGCCCTTGCCACTGCCGACGCCACGCCCTGCAGAGCAACAGCCAACGGCCCCGGCCAGGCAGCGCAGGGCTGACGCGGTGCCCGCGAAAGGCCGGTCCCGTTTCAACATCATCAAGAAGCCGACCAGGTAGCGCCTCGGCGCCTCCTGGCGGCGCCGAGTGGACCAATGGAACCGACACAACTGCACGCGGGTGACTCTGTCACCTGGTCGCGTGACGTGCCCGGCTACCCGGCTTCTGCCGGTTGGGCACTGCGCTACGTTTTCAGCGGCCCCGATCGCCACGCGGTCGAAGCACAAGGGGGCGCGCCTTACCTGGTGACGCTGAATGCTGAGGCTACGGCGCGCTGGGCGCCTGGCCTCTATCGCTGGGTTGCGCTCGCCCTTCGCGGTGATCAGCGCCTGACGGTGGCCACCGGAACGATTGACGTCGCGCCGAACCTGGAAACGGCCGAGCCAAGCGACGCGCGCGGCCATGCTCAGCGAATGCTGGCCATGATCGAGGCCGCACTCGAAAAGCGGATCCCCAAGGATCAGCAGAGCTACGAAATCGACGGAATGCGCCTCGACCGGATCCCGATCGAGCGCCTCGACGCCCTTCGCACGAAGTACCGCCGCGAGCTGCAGCGCGAAAGGGCCAGTCGCTGGCCCTACGGTCGCCCCATTAAATACTCGCTGAGATAACCCTATGAATCCGCTGAAAGGCGCCCTGTCCTGGCTTCGCTGGGGCGGCAAGCGCACGCCTGAGCTCGACGCTACGTCAGGCCGTCGCGAGCCTACAGTCGGTCGCAGGGCTGCCTTCAAGATGGCCGGAAAAGGTCGCCTGACTAGCAGCTGGTCGGCCCGTTCGAGCGGCGCCGACGCAAACCAGACCATTTATGGCGATCACGAGACGTTGCGGCAGCGCGCTCGAGAGCAGTCGATCAATACCTCGTTGCTCAAGCGCTTCTATCGGCTTTTGCGGCAGAACGTGATCGGCCCCTACGGTATCCGCCTGCAGTCCAAAGCGGTGATGAAGGACGGCAAGCCCGACCGGATCACCCGGCGCCTGATCGAAAAGGAGTTTCAGAAATTTTGCAAGAAAGGGAGCTTTGACGTTAGTCGTCGCTACTCCTACGTGGGGTTTTTGTGGCTCTGGATCGAGACGCTCGCCCGTGACGGCGAGGTCCTGGTGCGGCTGCATCGCGGTTGGAAAAACCGCTGGGGGTTTGCGGTGCAGATCCTGGAGGCCGATCGCCTCGATCTGAACCTCAACACGCTGTTGACCAACGGGAACCGCATCCGAATGGGCGTCGAAATGAACGCCTACGAGGAGCCGGTCGCCTATTGGATGCTCAGGAATCATCCGGGGGATGTTCAACGAACGCCCGAGGAGAAATACGAGCGCATCCCGGCGAGCGAGCTGATCCACACCTTTGACCCGTGGCGCCCGCACCAGGCGCGCGGCTTTACCTGGACGCATGCGGCCGCGCTCGACGTGCATCACCTGGAGGAGTTTCGCAGTGCGACCCGTATCAAGGCTGAGCAGTCGGCCAAGATCACCGGGTTTTACGAGCAAAACCCCGAATGGATGGATCCGCCAGACGACGGCAAAGACGCCGACGTGCTCGAGGAGGTCGAGGCCGGTACGGCCAAGGTGCTGCCGTGGGGCTTGAGCTACAAGCAGCACCAGACAGCCTCGCCCGGTAGCGACTACGCGCCCTTTGTGAAAGACACGCAGCGCGGCGCAGCTGGCGGCCTCGGCCCCAGCTACAACCGCCTGGCCAACGACCTGGAAGGCGTGAATTTCTCCTCGCTGCGCTCTGGCGAGCTCGACGAGCGCGATTTTTACAAGTGCGCTCAGGAGCTGGTCGTCAGCGACCTGCTCGAGCGTATCGGTCCGGCCTGGTTCGAGTGCTCGATCCTGACCGGCGCGCTGAACATTCCCCCGCGGGATATGGACCGCTGCGCCGAGCAGGAATGGCAGGCCCGCGGCTGGGACTGGGTCGACCCCCTCAAGGACGCCAAAGCGGCAACCGAGAGCATCGCGAACCGCACGAAATCCCGTTCGTACTACATCCGCGCCAACGGCGACGACCCCGAGCAGATTTTCTCGGAGATCGAGGCCGAGGAGGCGTATCTGCGCGAGCACGGCCTATTGGTCGAGCCATCAACCCAACCGGAAAAACCCAATGACAGTAAGCACGAACCCGTCGACCACGACGAGTAAACCTGCGCCGCTGCCGATCCTGCGAACTATCGAGGGGCATCTGCTCGAGCGTTCGCTCGCGGTCGATTCGTCGACCATCGATCTCGAGGCCCGCACCGTCGAGGTGTCGGTATCCAGCGAGTATCCGGTGCGTCGTTACTTCGGCGTCGAAGTGCTCGACCACTCGGCCTCCTCTGTAGACCTGACGCGGCTTCGATCGGGTGCGCCGCTGCTCCTGGAGCATCGCGGATCGCAACAAATCGGCGTTGTCGAGGAGGCCTGGCTCGACGGTGATCGCAAGGTCCGCGCGCGGGTCCGCTTCTCCCGAGATCCAGCAGTCGAGCCCCTCTGGCAGGACGTTGTCGACCGCATCCGCCGCAACATTTCTTGCGGCTACCTGATTCACGACATGGTGCTCGAACGCACCGTCGACGGGGTCGATTACTACCGCGTTATTGCGTGGGAAACCTACGAGGTTTCTTTCGTTTCCGTGCCTGCAGACCCGACCGTCGGGGTGGGGCGTTCTCTTGACACAACCAACACTATCAACATTCGAGGTATCGAAATGCCCCCTGAATTGACCCCTACCGACGGCGCCCGTACTCAAGTGCCGCCAGTGTCCACCGTCACCGATGCGGTGATGCTCGAGCGTACTCGCGTCGAGGATCTGCTCGCCCTGGGCGAGCGCTTCAACCAGCGCGACCTGGCGCAAGGTGCGATCAAGTCTGGCCAGTCTCTGACGGAGTTTCGCGGCGTGCTCCTGGAGCGTCAGGCGCCGACTCAGTCTGTCGTAGCTTCCGTGGAAACCCCGAAGCAGGGCGACCGCGATCTGCCGGGCTTTATGCAGCATGACGTCAGCGCTCGCGGCTTGGGCGTCTCCGATAAGGAGGCTGAGCGTTATTCGCTGATGCGAGCGCTCAACGCTGCAGCTACTGGCGACTGGAGCAAGGCGGGCCTTGAGCGTGCGATCAACATCGCCGCCGCTACCACGATGAAGAAGGATGCGCGCGGTTTCTATGTGCCGCACGATATTCTGATGCGTGGCCTGTCCAAGGGTACGCCGGGCAAGGGTGGCGAAATGGTCTCTACTGACCTGCTGCTCGATCAGTTCGCGGACATTCTGCGCAACAAGATGGTGATGGCGCAGCTCGGCATGCAAATTCTGACCGGCCTCGACGGTGACGTCGACCTGCCGAAGAAAACGAGCGGCTCCTCGTTCGTGTGGTTGGGCGAAGGCGAGGACGCGCAAGACAGCTCGTTCGACTTCACAACTCTGAACATGACGCCTAAAACCATTGCTGGCGCCATCCCAGTGACCCGTAAGCTGCGTAAGCAAGCCTCGCGCTCGATCGAGTCGCTGATCATCAATGACCTGCTCGATGGTATGGGCGTTGCGGTCGACTACGCGATGCTGTGCGGTCCTGGTGGCAAAGCTCCGCTGGGCTTGCTGAATGATGTCGGCGTACCTGGCCTGGTCTATCCGGCTACGGGGATCACCTTCGGTAAGCTGGTTGATATGTTGACCAAGATCGGCACCTATAACGCTGATCGCGGTGCTCTGGCCTATCTGACCGGCATCATCGAGCGCGGCGCTGCAATGCAGACGCTCAAGTTTCCAAACGTCGGCGGTTGCATCTGGGAAGACGACAAGGTCAATGGCCACAAGGCCGAGGCGACCAATCAGGTCGCTGCGGATACCTGGCTTTTCGGCGACTTCTCTCAGGTCATTTGCGGTCTGTGGGGTGTGCTCGATCTCAAAGTCGACGCCGCCAAGCTGGCCGCGAGCGACGGCCTGGTGCTGCGCGCGTTCCAAGACGTCGACGTCGTCAACCGTCGCAAAGAATCGTTCTGCATCGCCAAGAAAGCGTCGCAGTAAACAGAACCTGAAATAGCGGGCAGGTATGGGGGCGAAAGCCCCCTTTTTTGTCGCATTTCCTCCTAAATAGGTAATTCCCATGCAAGTTACAACCAGCTTGCCGACCAGCTTTGTGGTCGTGCTGCTCGATGACCTGTGGATCGGTGGCGAGCTCGTCGAAAAGGGCGAGGCCCTGGCGGTCGACCGCGCAGTGCGTAATGACTGGATCGGTTCGAAATTGGCTCGCGACGCGACCGCTGACGAGCTCGAGCAGTACCGCGCCGAAGAGGCCGAGGCGGCTGCAGAGGCTGCGGCCGAGGCCGAAGAAAAGGCGAAGGCTGACGCGGCGGCGGCCAAAAAGGCCGGGAAGTGATCGGAGACGATGACTTCGACAGCTTTTTCGACCCTGACGACTTCGGCTGCAGGGTGCAGCTGATCGAGCCAGGTCGAGAGCCTCGGAGCGTCGCGGGCATGTACGGCAAGCCTGGCACCACTGGCTCGCTGTACCGGGCGGGGATTGATCCTGGCGCTGCTCAGGTCAAGGTCAAGCCACTGAAAGAGCACCTGCAGTTGCCGACCCGCGAGGTGCCGGTCAACTGGAAAACGACGAAGGTCGTCTCGGACGGCGTCGAGTATTCGATCACTGACGTTGAGCCTTTCGGCCGCGTTCGGTCGGTGCTGACGCTGATCCCGTTTGGCGATCGCGACGCGCAACCTGCGGAGCGTGGGAAATGGCGGGCTTCCAGTTAAACCTGCAGGTCGATGGCTGGGCCGAGGTCGAAAACTTCGACAAGAAGGCCATCAAAAAGCTGGATTTGGCCGCTGCTCGAGCACTGCGCGGCACGGCCAATTGGCTGCGCACGCACAGCTCGCGGGAGATTGCCAAAGAGCTGCGCATCGGGCAGAGCCCAATCCGGCACCGTTACAACGTCTACAGCCAGTCGACCTCGAAAGAGGTCAAGGTGTGGGTGGGCTTGAAGCCTATCAGCGTGCATTACCTGGGCACGCCAAAGCAGACCGCGACCGGCGTATCGGTCGGGCATCGTCAGTACGACGACGCTTTTATCTCCCCTATGAAAACCAAATTTCCCCTGGTGTTCCAGCGCAAGGGCCGCGAGCGGCTGCCCCTCAAGCGCGTTACGGAGGACTGGGAAAGCGAGGGCCTGAGCGCTCTCGAGCGCTGGGAAAAGCGCGCGCAAAACAAATTTATTGAGCTGTTTGAGAAAGAGGCCCGCCATGTCTTCGCCAGTTCGTAGGCCCATGAACAACGTGTCGGATCTGTTTTTCGCCATTGGCGACGCGATCCACGCTGCAGGCCTCGGCGTCGACGTGGCCAACTATGACGAATTCGACGGAAAGATCGGCGACGCCAGTGTGCTGATCGAGTTCGAGCGCACCACGCCGCGCACCAGGAGCAACGATGGCCGTTACGTGCATCTGATGACCGTCACCCTGCACGCGGTCGTCGGTCGGTTTCGCAAGTTCCCCGCCCTGGAGGCCGTCAACCTGGCGACCGTGCTCGAGCGTTTGGCCGATAACAACCGCTGGGGCTTTTCCGGCCGGCAATGTGATTTTCCCGAGGACATGCACAGCGGCCCGTCGATTTTCCAGAAGGGCGCCGACGGGTACGACGCCTGGGGCGTCACCTTCCGTCAGGCGATCGCGCCAGGCCCCGACAAGCTGCCAGAAGACCCGGTAATCAGCGGCGCGCCGCTGGTGGCCTGGCGAGTTCCAGACGTCGACGATCCGGCGCAATACAAACCGCTCGAGGTGCCCAATGTTTAACGCATTAGTGAACCAGCGCCTGGCGCCGCTGATCGAGCGCCTGGCCGAGATCGAGACAGAGATCGAGGATCTGCGGCGCCGCGCTGAGAATCACAACCGCATAGGCATCCTGACCGACGTGGATCCTGCGGGGACTTGCAAAGTCTCGCACGGCGACCTGAAAACGCCGTGGATCAAATGGTTTAACCCCAGCGCGGGAGAGGTCAGCGAAACGCGGATCCCGTCGGTCGGCGAGCAGTGTGTGCTGATCAATTACGGCGGCGGTGACGGCGGCGCGCATGCGGTCGCGTTGTGCGGCCTGACGTCTGACGCCTTCCCGCCTGCATCGGTCCAGCCGCAATTGCACCGCCGCACCTACCCGGACGGCACGCACAGCAGTTATGACCATACCAGCCACACGCTGAGCTGGCAGAACGGGAAAACGTCTGTAAGCGCATCACAGGAGCTCGTAGAGCTGGCCATCGGCCCGACAAAGCTCTCGATGACGACAGAAACGGCGCTCCTGACGATCGGTGAGGTCAGCGTCCTGGTCGACCCGGCCGGGATTCACTTCACCGGCCCGGTGATCGATCACCAGGGGCGAGTAATCAGCACCGCATAAAGGCCCCGCCATGATCGGAATCGACAGAGATACAGGGGCCACGGTCGACGACTGGCCCCAATTCGTACAGCGCGCGACCCGTGCGCTGACGACCCCGCTGGGCACTCGGCAAAAGCGGCCCCTGTATGGGTGCCAGCTGTTGACCAGGCTCGGCAAGAACATGGGCGACGGCCTGCTGCTGTTGGCTCAGTCAGACGCGGTCGAGGCCTTCTACAACGAGGCGAACGGAATCGGCGACTTTAAGCCCGACACGGTGGTCGCCACTCGCGAGGCCACGGGGCTTCGGTTGCGTCTGGCCGGGACCTGGCAAAACCGCAAAATGACGTTTGAGGTGGTGACGTGAGTACGATGCTGATCCCCGGTCTCAACCAGCTGGCCGAGCCTGAAATCGTCAAAGTCGAGGAATACGAGGCGCTGATCGCCGAGTTTTCCGCCGAGCTGCTGCAGCATGTCGCCACCAGGGACTCGGCCAAGGCTGCGCGCCTGGCCGAGACGCTGGAAAACGACAGCGAGCTCGTGGTGCTGATGATGCAGGCTTTCATCCTGCGGATTCAGACGCACGAGCGCAAATGGAACGCCCGCATCAAGCAGATGCTTGCGTGGTGGGCCGAGGGAACGAACCTGGACGCCCGCGCCGCCGATATGGGTATCGAGCGGCGTGTCGTTTCTGCAGGCGATCCGAACGCATTCCCGGTCGTGCCGCCCGTGATGGAGTCAGACCCCGACCTGCGGCTGCGTTACTACCTTGCGCCCCATGCTCCTGCAGCAGGATCTCGGCTGCAGTATCGGCGCGAGGCGCTAACCCTCGGCGAGCGCGCAACGGTCAAGGTAGACGCGCCTGTCGCCGGTCAAGTGGTGATGACGTACACCTTCGGTACCGACACTTTTGCGGCGCAGGTAAGGGACGCAAACGGGCGGATTACCGCACCTGGGAAAGTGACCGTTACGGTTCTCGGGCGCGATGGTGACGGCACGCCGAGCGCTGGCTTATTGGCTGCGACCCGATCGCACTTCGGACGCGATGACGTCTGTCCCGAGACGGACGAAGTGACGGTGCAGGCCGCCCAAATTATCCGCTACAAGATCCGCGCAATCGCCTACATCAAGTCGGGGCCTGACTCTGGTCTGACGACCACGGCCGCCACGGCGGCAATGGAGGCCTACGCAAGCGCCAAGCATCAGCTCGAGGGTTATGTCGACCCTGACTGGATCAACTCAGGGCTGATCGTTGCGGGTGCTGAGCGGGTGACACGCCTCGAGCCTTTGGCGCCGATCACTTGCACTGCCAGTCAGGCGCCTTACTGCGAGGCGATCGAGATCGAGGTCAGGACGCTATGACCGATTACAGCGTTTTGCCTGCTAACAGCTCGCTGCTCGAGGTCGGCCTAGACCTGGCGCTCGCCAAGCTGATAGACCGTATCGCGCCGCCATTTCCTGAGCTGATGAACCCACGGAAGGCCCCGGCCGAGTTCCTGCCGTATTTGGCGGCCGATCGAGGCGTTAATGAGTGGAGCGCGGCGGCGCCAGAGTCTGAAAAGCGCCTGACGGTTGAGCTCGCCTGGCCAACCAAGCGCCAGGCTGGGACGCGCCGAGCGCTCGAAAACGCTGTGCGCGGACTTGAGTTGGTGCCTGAGGTTACGGCCTGGTACGCCCGAACTCCGAAGGGTGCGCCGTACAGCTTTACCGTGCGGGCGTTCTCCGATCGACCTTACAGCGAAGAAATCGACGCTCGCCTAGATCAGCGCCTCGCGGACTCAAAGAGCGAACGCGACACGCTATCGGTTTCGGTGGGTTTGAGTGCGACCGGCACTCACTACATTGGCGCGGCCACTTTCTGCGGCGAGCTGACCACGGTTTACCCGATTGTCATCGGTGGCGTTGAGGCGTCCGGCAATGCCTTCCGGGGCGCCGGTCTTTACGTCGTTGAAATAACTACTGTTTATCCTCAGGTGCCCTAAATGGCTGACTATTACACCCTGCTCACGAATGCGGGGATCGCGTATGAAAACGCCTGCAAGGCTGCTGGCGTGCCGATTAAGCTGTCGAAAATATCCGTAGGTGACGGTAACGGTGCAGCCTATAACCCGGCGGCAACTGCGACCGCGCTCAAGCGTGAGGTGTGGCGCGGTCCTTTGAACGCGCTGTTTCAGGATGATAAAAATCCTAGCTGGCTGTTAGCCGAGGTAACGATCCCGGCAGAGGTTGGTGGTTGGTATGTGCGCGAGGCCGGTATCTGGACCGATACGGGCATTCTGTACGCCATCGTCAAATACCCTGAGTCGTTTAAGCCGGTACTGGCCACGTCTGGCTCGGGGAAAGAGTTTTACATCCGGTCGATTTTCGAGACTAGTAACGCATCGCAGGTGACATTGCTAATCGACGATACGGTCGTCAAGGCGACGCGGGCCTGGGTAATTGACTATGTGGCTGGTGAGCTATCCAAGTTAGACGGCAAGCAGTCGGTTCGAGTGGCTACCACTGCAAATATTGTATTGAGTGGTGCGCAGCAGATTGACGATGTTGCTGTCGTGGAGGGTGATCGTGTGCTGGTCACGAGGCAGACGGTCGGCAAGGATAACGGGATTTATGTCGCCGCCACCGGTGCCTGGGTACGCGCTGTGGATGCAGACAATAGCCTTGAAGTGACGCCCGGTCTGTTTGTTGGTGTCGAGGCTGGCACTGTCAACGGCGACAGCGTTTGGCAATTGGTGACTGATGCGCCGATTGTGCTGGGAACTACTGCGCTGGTCTTTGAGATGGCGGCGGGTCGTACAGGTATTGCTGCTGGCTCCTATAGAAGTGTCACCGTAGACAAGTACGGCAGGGTGATCGCGGGGACCAACCCTACGACGCTGGCCAGTAGTGGGATCACTGATGCATTGCCGCTGACTGGTGGCACGCTCACAGGTTCGTTAAATCTGACTGCCGCAAAAAGCGTCTATATCCAACCTGTTCAGTCGCCTTCCTGGGCCGCCGGACTCATCGCAGGGGAATTTAATAGAGAAAAGGCAGGTATTGGCTATCTCGGAAGTAACGACAGTGTAAATGTCGTTTTCATGGGGTTAGGTGCAACGCCCTGGGTCAATGGTTACGGCATCCGAGTATCGACCGGTGGCGTTGAAATTGCGGGTCCTATCAGTGGTGACGGGTCCGGCCTGACTGGCCTCAAGTTTTCTGCCCTAACAGGGCTGCCAAATTCACTGTCTGGCTACGGTGTCCCATTTGCGAGTCAGGTCGAGGCTGAAACCGGAGCCGACACCAACAAGCCAATGAACGCATTGCGCACTTTTCAGGCTATCGCGGCCAAAGTGATCCAGGCCACCGAGAGCAAGCTCGGTATTGCACAGATTGCCTCTAAAGTTCTGGTCGACGCTGGTGACGATGACAGCACCATCGTGACTCCGAAAAAACAACGCTGGGGCTTTCGAATTCTGATCGGCCGGGTGGGCTATATCGTGTTCCCGACGTGGTTGAAAGGTTGGATTGTTCAATGGAACGTTGGGGTTTCGCTAACAGGTTCGGCAGTCAATACCTCCTATTTCCCCATCCCTTTCCCGACCGATGTCGGTGCGGTGGTGGTCGGGGCATATAACAACAGCGGGTCAGGTTCCTACACCGTGGGTCTGAGCGATGGCGTGGGTGGTTCTAAAGGCGCTGTTTTTGCCGACCGTTTTACAACTTATAACAATGGTGTCACCGGCTCGGCGGGTATGAGCTATATCGCCGTCGGTACTTGAGGGCCGTTCTATGTACTACGCAACGTTTAATTCAGACGGAACGCTTTACCAGCGTTTGATCAAGGGAACCCATGCAATCCCGGAAGGGGCTGTGGGGGTCGATGCTGTCCTTTGGTCGAGACTTATCAGCGAGGTCGACGGTATTTGGACGCTCCGCGCAGAGGGCGAGATCGTGAAACTACCGCTGCCTCCTGTTCTCCTGACTCTGCAGGACGTTGAGCGTCTGCGTATTACGGCCTATGCCGACCCCTTGCAAGGTTCTGACCGTTACTTCGCGGAAGCTAATCGCATGCAGGCTATGGGCGAATCTGGCTGGGAAGTTGTACGGGATGCAGGTATCGCGCGCTACAAGGAAATTCAGGCGTTGTATCCCTGGCCGGAAGATGTCACGCAGTAAAAAAAGAGGGCTATCAGCTTGAGTGTTCCTGTGCTCAAGCTGACCGCCTGGCAGTAGATATGGCCTGCAAGCATGCCAGGGCCCTCTCGCCAATGTGGGCGAGAGGGCCAAGGGGATGACCTTCAAGCTCAACCCCTGGAAAACCATTTAACCCCTTTCTCAAAACACCCCTCAGAAGGCCGCTATGCGGCTTTTTTTGTGCCTGGAGCTGCTGAAGATGGCGACCCGTCAAAGTTACACCGTGCTTATTCCGTTTCCGAAAGGTGGCGGCCACTGGTCCCGCGTCGGCGAGGAGCTCGATCTCCTGGACGTTCAAGCGCAGCAACTTGAGGCCGTGGGCCGTATCAAGTTGACGGCTCATATCGAGGCTGAGGCTGCCGCTGCAGTGCTCGCCGAAACCGCCGCACCTGCGGCTAAAAAATCCACTGTAAAGGCTGGCTAAGCAATGGCTGAAGTAACCAATTTCGAGCACAACGGCGTCTCGCTCGAGGCGACCGAATCACCCGAAGCGATGGGCGGCATTGGTGACAACGTCGTCGCCATCGTCGGCACCGCGCCAAATCGCGCGATCGGGGTTCCGGTCAATGCGCCATACCGTATCAGCGGCATGCTCGCAGCCGAGCAGTTGGACCCGACCGGCGCCGAGTCCGGAACACTGATCAACGTCGTGAAAGCGATCCTGAAAGTGGTCAAGATCCCGATTTACGTGATTGTGGTCGAGAAGGGCACCACTGTTACCGAAACGATGAATAACGTTATCGGCGGTGAAGATCCTGTGACCGGGCAAAAGCTCGGCCTGCAGGCCCTGGCGATCTGCCAGGAAGACCCGACCATCATCGGCGCCCCTGGTTTTTCCGCCGAGCAAGCCGTGCATAGCGAATTGGCCTCGATCGGTAAGCGGATCCGCGCGCGGGTTGTCCTGGATGGCAAAGACACGACTGTCGCTGGCCAGGTCGATAACAGTAAGTTGATCGGCGGCGCGGCGCTGGGCTATGACCGTTGCTATCTGGTCCACCAGATGCCCGCGATCTACTCGAAGGCCGCGCAGGCTAACGTCTTCTTGCCGCCGTCGAGCCTGGCGATTGCCGCGCTCGCCTCGGTCAAGCAATGGGAGAGCCCCGGCAACCAGGTCACGTATGCGGCCGACGTCTCTCGCACGGTCGAATACAACATCCTGGACAAGTCCACCGACGGCGATCTGCTCAACCGCTACGGCGTCAGCTACTACGCGCGGACCATGCTCGGCGGCTTCTCGCTGATCGGGAACCGCTCGATCACCGGCAAATTCATCAGCTACGTGGGCCTTGAGGACGCGATCGCCCGTAAGCTGGTCAAGGCGGCGCAGAAAGTAATGTCCCGCAACCTGACCAAGTCGTTCATGGAGCAGGAGGTCAGTCGCATTGACGCCTGGCTGCAGACGCTGGTCGCCGACGAAACCATTCCGGGCGGTAAGGTGTACTTGCACCCCGAGCTGAATAGCGTCGAGCACTACAAAAACGGCACCTGGTATCTGTGCATTGACTACGGCCGCTACGCGCCGAACGAGCACATGGTCTACCAGCTCAATGCGAGCGACGCCATCATCGAAGAATTCTTGGGGGATGTTCTCTAATGTTTACCAACCGCGTCCGGCAGATCATCACTGCCACTCTGCAGGGCTTGCCCCTGATGGCGACCATCGACGAGTTCGAGCCGCCAAAAATCGAAATGGAAACCGAGGAAATGCGCGGCGGCCGCTTCGTTTCCGAGGACATGGCCACCGGCATGAAAGCGCTGAACTGTAAGCTGACGCTGAACGGTATCGGTCTGCCGATCATGACCGCGCTCGGCGTCACGGGCGGCGACGAAGTCATGTTGACCGTGCAAGAGGCGGGCGTCGACCAGGACGATAACGAGTGGTTCGCTTACTACGTGTGCAGCGGCAAACTCAAGGTCTTTGAGGAGAAAACCCTCAAGATGAAAGACAAGCCCGTCACCATCCTGGAAATCATGCTGCGCAGTTACAAGCGGCTTGAAAACGGCGTGCCGATGACCGATATCGACACCCGCACGCAGAAGGTCGTCGTCAACGGCGTGGACCTGCTCAAGGGCGCCCGCCGCCTGGCTCTGATGGTTTAACCGCCACCTTATCTCCTGGAAAAATCAAGCCGCCTTAGGGCGGCTTTTTGCCGTTTGAAGGAAAAAAACCCATGCAAGAAAAAACGACCTGGTCCCTGCCTGAGCACACCCTGCGCTTTCCGATCCAGACCGCTGACGGTGAGCTGACGACCATTTCCCTGCGCGCTTTCAGCGTGGCCGAGCACCGTAAGGCGATCGCCGAAGCGGGCAAGGACAACGACGACCAGTTCGAGGCGCTGCTGCGCCTGGCCAGCGGTCTGAGCGACGAGGTGGTCGAGCTGATCAAACGCCCCGACTACGTGTCGCTGTCGACCAAGATTCACGAATACATTTCGCTCCCGGCGTCGTACTTCCTGGAGAGCGTGCCCAAGGATCCCGACGACTCGCCGCTGCTGGTGCCGGTCAAGGGCATGGGTCGCATGATAGATCGTCTGCAGCTGCAGGTGCCGTCGCTGAAAGTCAGCAAGGTGATGCGCAAGCTCAAGACCGATGACGAGCGTGCGGACTTCTGCAGCTCTCACTGCACCGGCCTTTCTGTGCTCGAGGTTCAAAGCCTGGCCATTCCTGACTGGACCCAATTGCAGGCCCGGTTGAATGATTTTTTGAACAAACCGGCGGACTTCTTTCAGTAAACGACATCGACGTGATTCTCGATGTGGTGCCCCTCGCTTACCACGTAAGCGAGGCGGAAATTCTGGAGTGGGACGCCGGGAAGGGGATGCGCCGCTATGAGCTGGCGATGATCCGCCTCGGGGTTAGGAAGGATTAGGGCGCATGGCTGAGTCTAAATATTCGTTGAAGCTCGCGGCGGTCGACGCCTATTCGAGCACCTTTGGCGACTTCTCGAAAAAGGCTGACGCGCTGCAGGAGGGGCTCAAGGCTCAGCAGGCCGAGTTGCAGCGGCTCAACCGCACCGCTCGCTCGGTCGACGGTTACGCCAAGCTGAGCGAAAAGGTCGAGGGTACGAAAACCGCGCTACAGGCCGCTCGAGTAGAGCAGGCCAAGCTCGGCCGGGAGTACCAGGGCGCGACGGCCAAGGTCACTCAGCTGACGCAGGCACACGCCGAAGCGGCGGCGGCGCATAAGCTGCTGGCCAGCTCGACCGAGGCGACCACGGCGCAGGTGCGGGTCGCTCGTACTGAGGAGGCGCGGCTCGCTCGCGAGCTCAAGGGCGCCACGGGTGAGGTGGCCAAGCTCGACACTGCGCAGGACAAGGCTACGGCCGGTTTGCGCACGATGGAAGCGGCGCAGCGTGGCCAGCGTAACGAGCTCAAGCGCCTGCAGGCGGATCTGACAGCGGCCGGGGTGGATACCGGCAAGCTGGCCAGCGAGCAGAAGCGCCTCGAGGCGGCGACGACGTCGGCCAACGCCGCGTTGACGGCCCAGCGTGCGCGCCTGGCCGCCGTCCATGGCGCGCAGGGGCGGATCGACGACAACAAGGGTAAGCGCGCCGACCTGCGCGGCCAGATGGTCGAGACGGCCGCGCTCGCCTATGTGGCCAGCCGCCCGATCAACCAGGCGATGGAGCTCGAAACGGCCATGGCCGACGTCGGGAAGGTGATCAACTTCGAGGGCAACGGTCGCCAGGAAATGGCGTCTGCAAACCTGAAACTTGCGAGCAATCGCCTGATCGCCTCCTCGGGTATGACAGCTGTCGATCTGGCCAAGATCGAGTATGCGGCCGGGCAGTCGGGTATCGGGAACGACGTTAAGGGTAAAGACGGAAAGGTCGACGTCGCTGGCAAGCAGGCCGCGATCATGGACTTTACGCGCGACGCCGCGATTATGGGCTCGGCGTTCGATATTGACGCTCAGACGGCAGGCGAAACTATGGCCGGGTGGCGTGCGTCGATGGCGCTCAACCGGGCGCAGACGCTCGACCTGGCCGACTCGACGAACTACCTCGGGAACAACTTCAACGCAACGGCCGCCGACATTGCGTCGGTGGTCAAGCGCTACGGCGCCGTGGGCAAGGCCTCGGGCCTGACTCCTGAGCAGACGGCCGCGCTGTCGGCGGCGTTCCTCAACCCCGGCACCGAAAAGGAAATCGCCGGTACTGGCTTTAAGAACTTTACGGCCGCGTTGACCAAGGGCGAGGCCGCGACGAAGGGTCAGCGCACGGTATGGAAAAAGCTCGGGTTTGATCCCGAGGATCTCGCGCAGCAAATGCAGGGGAATGCGCCTGAAACGATTATGACCGTGCTCAACGCGATCAGGGCTGAGCCGGTCGAGGAGCAGGCCGCGATCGCAACGCAGCTTTTCGGCTCAGAGTCGATCGGCGCTATTCAGCCGCTGCTGCAGAACCTGGGCGAGGTGCAGCGCGCCTTTGACATGGTCAAGGATAAGACCAAATACGCGACCTCGGCTCTGGGCGAAAACGGCTCGATGATGCAGGAGGCGGCCGGGGTGGCCAACACCTCGCGCACCGGCTGGAATGCGTTTACGGCCAAGCTGACCAGACTCTCGACGGTGATCGGGCAGGCAATGCTGCCCGCGCTCAACTTCGTATTGGTTCCACTTGGGGCACTGGCCGACGGTATCAGCTGGCTGGCCGAGACGTTCCCGAACGTGACGGGTGCGCTGGCTGTTGCCGCTGGTGGCGTTGCTGCGCTGACGCTGGGCGCGCTCGGCCTGAAATACGCCGGGCTGATGATCGGCCAGGTGTTCAACCGTGGCGGCCTGGCCCGCGCGAAGCTCGACGCCCGCACCGGGCAAACGGCGATCGCGGCTGACATGGCTGTCGCTCGCCTGAATGCAACGCTCGGCCGTCTTGGCACTGGTGGTGCTGGTGGTGCTGGTGGTGCCGGTGGCGGCGGTAAAGGCGGAAAAGGTGCTGCGGCGGGCAAAGGTGCTGCAGCCGCTACAGCGGCCAAGGGCGGGCGCCTGGCGCGCCTTGCTGAGTGGGGGTCGAAGTTTGGCGGGAAGTATGGTGGCAAGCTGCTGGGAACGGCGCTTACTGCCGCGACGGTGGCCTCGGTCGCCAGCGACGCTATGGCAGCGCCTGCAGGCGCTGCTGCTGCTTCTGCCAGCACTGGCAAGGCTGCAGAGGCGATCAAGGCGTCAGTGGCACCAGCGGCGGCCGTGGCGGGCAAGTTGCCTGTAGGAATCGTGCCGCCTGCGGCTGCTGGCCTTTCTGGTCCTCCTGGTGCGCTCAAAACGCCGCTATCCCTGGCGGTCGCGAAAGCGGCCGCTGAGGTTCCTTTGTCCGCTGGTCCTGTGGCTGCGGCGGCAGAGTCGGCGGCACCAGGTCTGCTCTCAAAAGGCGCCAGCCTTGGCGGGAAGGTGCTCAGCAAGGCCGCGACGCCGCTCCTGCTGCTCTCTGGCGGGATGCAGGTCGCCGAGGGTATCGCGAACGGCGACAGCGGGCAGATCGGCGCGGGCATTGGCGGTACTGGTGGCGCGTTGGCCGGTGGTGCTGCGGGTGCTGCGATTGGGACGATGATTTTTCCTGGTGTTGGGACGGTGATCGGCGGGGCTATCGGCAGTTTTGCCGGGAGCGAGGCCGGTTCCTGGCTTGGCGAAAAGCTGGGGAGCCTGGTCGACAAGCTCAAAAGCCCCGAGGCGACGGCCGCGCAGGTCGTCAAAAGCACCACGGAAAACAGCAAGCCGATCACGTTCTCGCCATCGATCACGATGCAGCCAAGTGGCGACCCGGCCTATGACAAGCGCATGGCTGACGACATTCTCGCTCGGCTCAAGGCCGAGCTATTGCCGATGATGGCTGGCCCTGATCCGCTGGCGGGCCGTCGCAGTGCCTCTTTAACCGATGGGAGTGATTGACCATGTCGCAACAAATGGCGCTGGGGTCCTTTATTTTCGGGCTTTCCAGCGGCTTTCCCTATGACACGCTCGAGCGTAAAACCTCGGGCGGCTGGGTGAGCCTGGACATCATCAGCAGTAAGCCGAAGTCGCATAACACCGGCCAGGGCCTGGAGACGCTCAGGCTGAGCGGAAAGGCTCAATGGTCGGAGGGTATGGCCAAGGTCGACGGCTTGCGTGCGATGGCGAATGCCCGCGCGCCTTATGTCCTGGTCGACGGCACTGGCCGCGTGTGGGGTCGGTGGCGGATCGATGACGTCAGTGAGAGTCAAAAGCGCGTGCTCGATGACGGGACGGCGACCCTGCTCGAGTGGACGCTCGAGCTGCAGGAGTTCGTCAATGCGTAGGGTCCGCACGATCGCCGGGGACACGGCAAACGTCCTGCTTTACCGAGAGCTGTCTCGCTCAGATGACGCGGCCGAGGAGGCTTTCTGGCTGCTCAATAAAAACTTGGCCGAGCACGGCCCGGCGCTGCCCTCGGGACTTTGGGTGATCTTGCCCGAGCTCGAGGCTGCACCGGCCCGCGCGGCGCCGATCAAGGCATGGGATTAAGGGGGCTTTATGTCGCTGGGCTATACACCGGCCGTTGAAGTGACCGGCGCCAATGCGGCGCTGATCAACTCGCGGCTAATCGATTGGGAGTACGTCGACGCGGCCGGTATTCGGTCGGACACGTTAAAACTGACGATCAATATCGAGGGCCTGGACGGCTTACCGAGTGTCGACGGTAAAATCGGCTTGCGCCGGGGCTACAAGGAATCGGGGCTTGTTGACGCGGGGATGTTCGTCATTACGCGCGTTACCCCCCAGTTGTTCCCGGCACAGCTGGTGATCACAGCCACGGCTGCGCCTTTCAAGGTGGCGGACGAAACGGACTTTAAGGCGCGCAAGTCGGCCAGCTACGGTCCGACCACGCTCGGCGCGATCTTTCGCGAGCTGACCACGCGCCACGGGTTTTCGCCGCGTATCGCGGCCGACCTGGACGCTATCCAGGTCGACCACCTCGACCAGTCGAATGAGACTGACATGGGCTTTTTGAGCCGCATTGCGAAAATACATGACGGGGTTACAAAGCCGGTAAACGAGCTGTATGTCATGGCAAGGGCTGGCCAGCTCAAATCGCTTTCGGGCAAAACGCTGCCGGTGATGACGATCTCTGTCACCAACAACAATCGGCCAGACGACAGCGCGTTCGTAAACGCCAGCCTCGACGAAGATAGTCGGATCAAGTTCAAGGGCTGCAAAACGACCTGGTGGGATGGTGCGAGCGGCAAAGAGTGCATTGTCGAGACGGGCGAAAAGCCCTTTAAGACGGTTCGTCAGCGCTACCAGAATGAGGCCGAGGCGAAGGCAGCGGGCGAGGGGATGGCGCGCAAGGTCAAGCGCGGCGCCTCGAAAATCCGTATCGAGTGCCCCGGTAATCCTGGGTACGGCGCCGAGGGGTTGGTCGTGCTCGATGGCAGCTGGCCGAGCTACATGCAAGGGCAATGGTCGATCGACAAGGTGACGGAAAGCGGGAGCAGGCAACAGAGTTACAGAACATCGCTCGAGGCCTCGGTGCCTCTGGATTGAAAAAGCCCCCACTGCCTCGCGGCGGTGGGGGCTTTTTTCGTTTCTGCGCTACTGCTCGAGCAGGTCGGCGGGCATGGTCGGCGGCGACTTGTAGTCGCGCATGACGCTGGGCAGGCTCTGCAGGTCCGTGACGTTGGCCAGCCGGTCGACGACGTTGATTGCGTTCCCGTTGGCGGCGATCCAGGTCCCGTCGCGGTCGAGCCAGACGCTGGCCGGAGCGCCGTTCTTGTAGCGACAGACGCCCCAGCGGTTGCCGTCGCTCTTTACGATGCTGCAGTCGACCTGTAGTCCGGCGCGATCGCTGACGCGCTCGAGTGCGTTCGCGTCTTTGTTCATGAGGTCGTTTATACCGATGGCCACCAGGGCGACGACGCCAAGGCCGATAAGTAGGGGCTTTGCTTTCATGCTGCGCGGATCTCCATTGCTTGAGGCGCGCAGGGTAACAAAAAGCCCGCCGAGGGGGCGGGCTTGTGGGGCGGGCTACATGCTTGCGGGTGGCCAGCTATCGAGGTCGAGCTCGGCGTCGCAGTGCGGGCAAAGCCCGTCCGCTTCGGCTCTTTCCGCGAGGGACACGCTCCGTCTGCAGCTCCAGCACGGCCAGCATCCAGTCGCGGCGGCTGGCAGCGTGGCGCCCAATGCCGCTGCGGCGGCGATAGGGTTTTTCCGGGCGGCTATAGCGAGGAGCTCGCCGCGCGGGCACTCGGGCGCTGCCGCGATCATGGCGGTGTAAATTTCGAATATATCAATGCCGTCGACCAGGTATCCGGCCGCCTTGATCCCGGCGAGCCCCATTTCTGCGGTGGGCTCGGTCGGTAATAACTTCCATTTCTCAGGCATGCTCAGTCCCCTTTCTTTTTGTCGGATCCGCCAAACTGCGCGTCGGTGCGGCCGTCGTTGTCGAGATCCCGGTCACTGCCGCCGTAATTCGCGTCAGTGCGGCTGTCGTTGTCTATGTCGCGGTCGCTGCCGCCGAATGCTGCATCGGTGCGGCCGTCGTTGTCGAGGTCCCGATCGCTGCCGCCGAATGTTGCGTCGGTGCGGCCGTCATTGTCGAGATCCCGATCAGAGCCCCCGCATGTCGCGTCTGTGCGCCCGTCACGGTCGACGTCGCAGTCTCGGGCGGATGCTGGCAGCGAGGCGCCAGCGATCGCCAGGGCGAGCAGGAGCGCGCTGATTTTGAGGGTGGTCATGGTTGTTCGTCCTGGTTGTCGGCCTGCTGGTGGTCGAAGCGCTGGGCGTATAGGCGGTAAGCGAAAATGCCGATCGCGTGCAGCACCAGGGCGATGGCCACGGCGCCAGTGAAAAGGAACTGCAGGCCGGTAGGGTCGTTGCTGCGCTTCATTGGGAGACCTCCCCGATCAATTTCAGGACGCCGTGCCAGGCGATCAGGCAGCATTCTTGCTCGAGGTAGGCGCGCACTTTGGCGCGGTTGGCTGGATCTGCAGCGTCGCGCAAAGTCAGGTTGCGCGCTGTGATATAGTCCTGTCTGGACATGGTGAACCCCTCTAAGGTCTATCGGTCCGCGCCTGGCGGCGGGTGCAACCGCTGCCAGGCTTCTTTTTTCACTTCAATGATTCCAGGCGGCGTTTCAGTTCGGCCTGGTCTTCGACGTTGTAATGCCCCTTCCCTTGCTCGTACTTCTTGAATAGGTCGTCGAGCGCTTCAATGATCAGATACTTAACCGGGACGTTGTCGGCCGACATGCTTTTAATGTCGTTGGTGCCACGGTGGTACTTGACCGGCACGATAGCTTTTAGCTGCTTTTCCTCGGTCGACTCGGTGACTACTGCCCGGCGCGCTTTCTCGAGGTGCGCCTCCTCTGGCGCGCTGACCTGGCGGGTTGGGCGGTCTAAGGTGATTTTTGGGGCTGGCTTGCTCATTTATCCATCTCCAGTAGCTCGAGGGTCACGGCCTCGATGTCGTCTCGCGCGCCATCACCTGCGGGAAGGTCAAACACGCTGAGGCCCTCGGCAATCCCGTTTGTGTACGAGACGCTCTGGTATGTCTTGGCGTTGAGCACCGGCAGCTCGTAGCCGTGTAGGGCTTCTGTCGCGGTTCTCTCGATGATCGTGTTTCTGATGGCTCTGGCGACCAGCAGGACCGCTTTCGGCAAGCCGTCGGTAACTTCCTGGCGATCCTTGACGAGCTGCACCATGTCACGGGTAGCCCAAATGTCGTATTGGCTTGGCTGTACCGGGATGATCACCAGGTCGGAAATTTTGACCGCGTCAGAGGTCAGGGGCGTGATCTTCGGAATACCATCGATAATTACGTAGTCATACCCCGAGGAAATGCGCGGCAGGTCGCGCTTAATCGTCTCGCGCATGATCACGCAGGGGACCGGCACGGCGTCGTCAGAGCGGGCGCTTGCCCAGTCAGTGGCCGACCCTTGCGTGCCGTCCAGGTCGACCAGGAGCACGTTTTTTTTGTGTACCGTGGCCAGGCAGGCGGCGATATTCGTCGCGCTGGTGGTCTTCGTGGTGCCGCCCTTTTGGTTCTGAAATGTCCAGATTCTTGCTGCCATGTTGAAGGCCTCGCAGTGGGTGTGGGCCTCAATATACGTACAAATGTACCTTTGTACAATAGGCCATAAGGGCAAAAGTACAAAACAAAGCGGCGCGCAGCGCCATCCTTTATAGCGACTCTGTCCCTACGTTCTGGCCTGTCCTTTCTCCTCCCCTCTACAGCCCTTGCCGTTCGTGGCTTACACGCCTCAGGCGTCTAGTAAGGACTGCTGCACGTCCTTAGGGCGTATGTCCTCCTTTCTCTATCGACAGACGTTGTCGACCTCCTGATCTCAATTTCTCAATTTTCATCCTCTTTAGTCATTGTCGCCGACACGTATCAATATGACTTAGGGCATTAGGTGTATGTCATTCACCCATAACCCAATCCTACATGCACCTATAGCCAGGGGTCAGCATGCACCCCTAG